TATGATGCAGGTGCTGGTAAGACAACTCCTGCAGACGCTGTATTCAATGCGACTCTGGAACCATCTGGATTTAAGTCTTACAGCAGTTCGATGCAGATCCTCAACCCTACGACTGTGGTTGTTGATAACAAGAATCAGGATGCTGCTAATAGAATTGAAGACAACAAAGATCTGATTGCTGAAGAAGCATATGGATACATCACTGCAAAGTATCCTGCACTTCTCACTAAGAATATTACCATTGGTAAGTGTAAGAGAGACATCGGATATCTTCTAGATGCAGTTATCTCTGACTTGAGACTTGGTGGTAACATCAACACTGTTCAGGCAGCAGAAGCTTATTTCAACTCTGGAACACTTAACTACATTGATGGTGAACTATTTGAAACTATTGAAGGTTTTGAATATGCTCGTGACCTAGCAATCGCAGCAATGCGTAACTGGGACTTCCTGCAGACTGGATGTACAATCACTAATGGATCTCCCTATGTTACCGTAACCACGACAGAAGGTCTGTCGATTGGTATGAAGGTTGAGGAGTATACAGTTGTAAATGCTAACAACACTACAGTTGATGCATCTTCTCTGATTACAACTAACATTCCATCTAACACATACATTAAGAACATCGTAAACGCAACTACGATTGAACTTGGTGGTGTTGTTGCTAATGCTAGAAGTTATTTCAGCACTGGTGTTTCTCAGAATGCAACTGGTACAACTAGTGCTGGTAAACTACTCTTCAAACTAGAAGATACTAACGGTGATCGTAAGGGTATCTGGTCTGGTCTAGAGGGAACTGTTGATGCATCTATCACCCAAGATACTGTATATCCTGAGTGCTCTGGAACTGCTAACGCAATTAGCACATTCTTTAGCAACATTAAGACCATCATTAATAATGGTATCAGCCCTGTTGCTGATCGTTATGCTGATGCACATGATCTGTTGCTTGCTAACAAGAACTGGATTGCTGATGTAGCAGTCAAGGATATGCAGATTCAGTATCCTACATTCCAAGTTCCTGGTGGTGCTGTTAACTGCTTTGATGACGTTGTAGATGTTGTTGAAGCAATCGCATATAACATCAAGTATGGTTCAAACAACAAAGTATATGATGCTGCTAACTTCTATGTTGTAGGTGCTCACGTTGCTGGTGAAGAAGAGCAGTCTGTATATGTCTTCGATATTGCTAAAGCAATGGCGGAGAAGGTAATTCAAAACATTACTTATACTCCTCGTCCTGGTGTAACTACAACTTACTCTCAGATCAAGGATCTAACTATTACTACCGATCCTAATCCTCTTGGTGGTAATACTCCTCACACATTTGTGTCGGCAGTAGCAAATGGTGTTCAAAGTAATAGTGGTAATCTACCTGCTCCTGTAACAGATGCAGGGTATAATCCAGCATCTGGACAGTTGGTTATTACATCTGCTGGTCATGGTTTGACCACAGCAAACACACTTTCCATTGCTAACAATGCACTAACATTCACTTGTGCAATGGATAACCATGCAACTCAGCATAGTTATCCTAGAGCGGGTGATCCTGCATCTGGTCAAGCTCTTACTATTTCTGCAGTTACTACAGATACAATTACAGTTAATGTAGGACCCGCTGGTTCTACCACTTTCTATTGTGCTGATGTTATCTCTGCACAGAATGTTCTGTTTGATATCATCGAAGCAGGTATTGATAACGCTGGTACTGTTAACAGTGCAAACGCTGGTGTATTTGCTGCTCTAACTAAGACTTCTCCACAGCAGACTATTGTTCCTAGACTGAATCCATCTGTTGATAGTTCTCAGTTTGCTAATCGTGCAACGTTGTTCACGATCAATGCTGGTGGAACTAACCCACATAAGTTTGAAACTGGAACACCAGTTCGCTTGGTTGCTAGAGCAAAAGCAGGTACAACTCCTGATGAGAGAGATATCCGTCTACCAATTGGATTCCAACCTAACAGAGTTTACTATGTAATTGCTCCTGGTAGAAATACACAACCATTTAACTATAACCAAGCAAGCGTCTACAACGGCATCTTTGATGGTGGCGATCAGACTAAACTGATGCTTGCTAACACAAGAGAGAATGCTGCGGCAGGTATCTACATCTACTCACCTGAAACTGAGTCGATTGATGATGACGTTGAAATCCTAGTACAGCAGTATGTTCTCGATGAAAGCTTCGATCTTCATGAGTATCGCGTAACCTTTGATGGTAGCAGCGGTACAGTAATGAAGACTGATGTCGCACACATCTTCGATAAACCAACAACTGGACTAGGTGCTACGTATCTACAGAAAGTATTCTTCAGAGCAGAAGGTTCTGATGGTCAGGTGGGTACACTTCCTACACTATCTGGTGTTGGTGGTCAGCAGATCTCTGGAACTCAAGAGTTCTATGTACGTTACATCAGTGACGATACTTTTAAGATCTTTAATACTGCACAGGAAGCAATTGCTGGATCTCCTGAGGTAACACTAGTCAACAGCACAACTCAGTTCTGGTATGTCTTCGCTAACAAGCGTGTATCTCCACTGAAGTTCGATGCTACGTTTGTTGATACTAGTGCATCTAGAGTCCCTGCTATTCCTGATGGTCTGTGGTATCTACAGACTAAGGATGAGTCTACTAACGACGACAACATCTTCTCTAGATTCAATCAGACTGACTATGATGCTGCATCTGGTCAGACACAGACAACAGACTCTAACTACAGAAGACTGATTGATAAGCGTGAGAAAGAGGATAGAATCTATCGTCTGCGCTACGTACAACCAAAAGAATTCCCTGGTGCTGTAAGAAAACCAAACAACGGATTTGTTCTTAAGATTCGTTCTGACGAGAAGAGAAATCTTCTACCTCAGAACATTGTCTTGGAACCTGTTGGTGGTGCTCCTACCAAGGCAGAATTCCGTAACCCATATACACAGAACAACGCAACTGAAGTTCTGGGTATGAGTAAGACTGCATATGATACTGCAGTACAGGCTGGTACAATTGATCCAGACTTTGTATATGATCCTGATAATAACCCAGTAGTTGTTAATACTAGCAACTATCTACGTTTCAGTATTCGTTCTGCTAGAGAGAAGACTGTTGGTTCACAGCAACTTCTAGAAGTAACTGCATTTAACCATTCTGTTGATGATACGAATGCTCCTTCCCTGAAGAATACTATCTTCCACACGGTTAAGATCAACTCTCCTCAGGCAGGTTCATTTACTGCTAGTAAGACAAGTTCTACACCAACCAATAGAGTTGAGTGGACTGGAAACTCCAGTGGTTTCGCTTACATCCACGCATATTTCGCTGTTGGAACTGATCACTATCTCATCTTGAAAGATGTAAGTGCTCGTCCTAACTTCAGTGCTCTAGTTAACACTAGGTTTACTCAAGGCGCAGTGTATTCTGACCTTCAGGAAGATACAAATGGTGGTAGAGATCTTAAGGAAAACTATCAGTATGTTGTACAAGGTGCTAACCTCTTTACCCTGACTCCTGGTGATACTCTAGATGACTCGGTTGGTAACACATACAAGATCATCTCTGTAAGCGATGTTCCTGATATCGATGATACCTTCTACATCTTCGACTCGGAAGAGATTCAAGAGCGTGTTAGTGGTCAGCAAGATGGTATTTACTATCTAACTGCTGTACGTGGTAACATCACACCTCTACCTCGTGGTGCTGGTGTTGGTAACAACTTCCAGAACTTTAAGTTCTCTCAACCTATCTCCTCACTGTATCCTCTTGACTACAAGAACGATCCAACATGGTATCAGGTTGTAGATAACAATGGTACTAAAGATACTCTGATTACTGATCCTCAGGCAACCAATTCGTTCGCTGATAACTACACTCACGGTCTAGTTTACGTCAACGATTACAAGCGTTCGATGACGAAGGAAGCAGTCACAGATCTGACCCAGAGTGCATACTTTGAAGACTACACCTACACTGGAACTAACGAACTCAAGGCATCCACAGGTAATGCAACCTCTGGATCTGAGCAGAGAAAGATTCCTATCGCAGGTGATGCTACATCCATCCACGATCAGAAGGTTTATGTTGAACTACGTAGACCATCTATCGCAAGATCTGGTAACCATACATTTGAATACCTAGGATTTGGTCCTGGTAACTACTCCACTGGTCTACCTGCACGTCAGGAAGTTATTCTAACTGACTTCCAAGACTACTATGCACAGGCGAAGCGCCAAGACGGCGGTATCGTCTTCTACACGGGTCTAAACTCCAACGGTGACCTCTATATTGGTAACCGTAAGATTGACGCTATTACAGGCGAAGAGGAGTTCCTTGAGAGAGCAGTTCTAGCAGCATCCGAGGATGATACTGACGAGATCACATCTCTGGTCACATCTTTTGATACTCCTGTTACATTCAAGGATAAGATTACAGTTGAAGGTGTTGGATTCTTTAACAATAGAGTCATCATCAACACTCAACCACCTAACGAAAGTCCTGCTCTGACTATTCAGTCAAACCCAAGGAATGATGGTGGTGCAGAAGACATCACGATGACTAGAGGTAATTTCGCTAACAGAAATGAAGGCGACATTACCATTGATCGCAACAGAATTTCCGCTGCACTTTATCACGTAAAAGGTCGCGGTACTGCTGCATTCCCTGGACAAGAATATAGTCTCCGTACTAACTTCTCCTTCAGTGAGAATGTTCCATCGAACAGAACTCCTGACCAGAATGCAACTTTCAACAACAATCAGTTTGTAAGATATTACAACTCTACTGATGTTGCTGCTAACCCACAAGCAGGTGATCTTCTACTCAAAGGTAACTCTGTTGAGAGAAGTGGTTCTCTTGGTTGGGTATATGCTAACTACTACGTTAATATTCCTGAGACCAGCATCCTTGATCTGGTAACTAATGGTAGCAGCACTGTTAGAATCAACTGGACTGGTGCTCTAACTAACACAAGCACAGGTATTGAGCTTAGCGTTGGTAAGACAATCAGAATCCAAGGATTCAGCAACTCTCTACTTAATGGTAAGTGGATCATCAGTAGAGCAGATCAGACTGGTGCTAACAATGACTTTGTTGAATTTGTTTGTGCTAATGCTATTACTGCTGCAACTTACAACTGGACTCCTGCATCAGAACCAACTGCAATTCTGCAGAGATCTGATGAGAACTTCAAAGAGACTGGTGTTATTGGTGCAGAAGCACTTAGAACAACAACAGATACTTATGGTCAGTTCAAACTAGGTGTTAACACCATTGCTCGTACTGCACACCAAGCACATGAGTATGGATTCCTAACTTACACTGCGTCTGGTATTACGTATGATCAGCAAGAACCAAGAGCAAACTTGGATGTTGTTGGTAACGCATTCATCAGTGGTAAGGCAATCAATGATTACCTAAACAATGCAACTGTAAGTAAGACTGAGACTAACCTAGACGAAGCATTCTTAGTTGGTGGATCTTCTGATTCTCCACAATCTAATGCACTACTCAGAGTTTCTACTGAAGAGACTAGAGTTGGTATTAACGTCAGCAGAACTCAGTTGACTGATACTCTGACTGTTCAGGGTACAGTTAGAATGCTTGGATCTGGTGCTAACCTGGACATCGATGGTGATCTTAATGTTGATGGTGGTGATATCACAACAAATGCAGGTACATTCAACCTACTACAGTCGAATGCACTAACAGTCAATGCATTTGGTCAGGCAACTACACTGAACATCGCTGATTCTGCTGTTAACGCACAAGACATCAACATTGGAACCAGTGTTACTGCTGCTACCACATTTGAAGTCCACACTAGCTCTACTAACTCTACAGTTAATATCGGCACTGTTGCTGATACTCCTACAAATAGATCTGTAATCACGATTGGTGGTGCATTTAGCAACACTGCTAACTCCACACTCACAGTCAAGAATGCTCAGACTATCCTAGATGGTGATCTAGATGTAAACGGTGGAGACATTCAGTCTGATGCTCAAACAATCAACCTCCTCACTAGAGGTGGTGCTGGTACTACAGTTAACTTTGCTACTAGAGCATCCCAATTCGCTATTGGTGGTGTTGCTGGTACAACTACTGTTAGAAACTCCCTCAAGGTCATGGGTGATACCGACATGTTCGGTGATGTTACCATGCATGGTGGATCTAACAGCGGTACAGTTACTGTTAATAGAGCAAGACTGGGTACAACCAAGGTTGCTCATTCTAAGGGTTCTCTTGCTAATATCAACGTTGACTTCTTCGAGTACATCTCTGATATTGATGGTACTGAGATCATCTCCGCACTCAATACAGTTAATGGTACATTCTCTGTTGCTGATAACTACTTCCTCGATGGTAACACTGTAAGACTTACAGATACTACTGGACTATCCAACAATGTTGATACCACAACCACATACTTTATTGTTAATAGCAATACTGCTGCTGGTACATTCCAGATTGCTCTCACTGAAGGTGGTACACCAGTAGTTGTTTCTGGTACTCCTGGAACTGCAACTGGTATCACATTACAGAACACTCTAGTTGATACTGGATCTGGTACTACAACATGGACTTCAAACCCAGTTGATGCTGAGTATGAATTCTTACCTGTTAACAACATTGAGGGTATTGAGATTGGTGACGTTCTTCTCGTCAACACTGAATTACTACAGGTTGTTTCTCCTGGTGCTGATGCTACAACTAGACTCGTTAAAGTTTCTAGAGGTTATGATTGTACAACAGTACAGCAACATAACGACAACAGCGTTATCGTCAAACTAGGTAAGTCTGCAGGTGCAACCTATCTGATTGGTAGAGTACCACAGAACACGGCAAATCTTGCTGTTCAAAATGTTGTTGATGTAACTGATGTTATTGAAGTCAACCTTGGCGAACTACAAAATGGTGATGCATTCACATTTGGTAATGTTGGTAGTATTGTTGGTGTAACTGCTAATACAACATATTATGTTGTTAACCAAGTAGATGATATTCCTAACAGCAGAACTAAGTTCAATATTTCTCTTGACCCAGATGGTAAAGCAGAAGCTATTGCTGGTACTGCTGGTAGTGCAACTATCGAGTTTAGTGATACTCTTGTCGCACTTGCTGAATTTGGTGGATCATTTAAGGTTAATGACTATCTGAGACTCAGTGGTGGTGCTTCCTGCCCATCTGGTGAATTTGTCCAGATCACTGCAGTTAACGACACCAACGCTGAGAAGTTTATTGTTAACAACGGTGCTAACCAAGATAGATTTGTTATTGATTCCGTCTTTGGTGGTGTTGAGTCTACGATTCTATCTGATCAAGACTTCACTATCAATCTCACTTCTGATTCTGTTAGCGCTCCAACTGATAATCAGTTTAGAATTATAAATGGTCAACCTACTGCTAACACAAGACTCACAATCAATAGTGATGGTGAACTGAATGTTGTTGGTAATGGTACTGAAACCAATCCAAAAGCAAGAATTGATAAAGATGGTAACCAGTGGCTATCTGGTAATCTAAGAGTTACTCTTGGAGTTGATAATGTACCATCTGTAGATGATGCTGAACAGGCGTTCTACGTCAATGGAACAACTGGTAATACTGAAATTGCTGGTTCTCTGTCTATCGATGATGACTTTAATGTATACAGTGGAACAACTGGTGTTCAGTTTGGTTCTGCTTCTACTTCTAAGTTTAGAATTGATGCAGGAACTGGTGATACAAGAATCGGTGTTGCTGGATCTGCACTAGGTGATGGTGATCTAACGGTCAACGGTGGTCATGTTAACATTGTTAGCACATCCACTGCAACACCAAATAGTACAGATTATGCACTGAACATTACTAACCTTGGTGAGAGCGCAGACAGAAACTTTAGAATTCGTCAGGATGCTGCTATTGATGCATTTGGTAACACTAAATTCTTCAATAGAAACGGTGGACGCAGATGGGATTTCGTCAACTCTGATCAAACGTTAAATAGTGGTAGGAACTACATCGTTGCTGTATCGGCAACAACTGTACTAACACTACCACCTGATCCTGAAACAGGTGATATGATTAAATTTGTTGAGGTTTCTGGAGCACTCTCCTATCAAACCTCACTGATCATTCGTGCTCAACAGGGTACGGCTATCCAAGGTGATTCTATTGGTACTAACGCTGGCGGTCTTGCTTCTGCATATGCTGGTGGTGAACTAATTATTCAGACCAGAAATGCTGGATTCGGATTAGTTTACATGGGAACAAACGACGGTGGTGGTGCTGTAATTCCTCCCGCATATCGCGGATGGTGGTTAACGGAGATCTGATTTAAATGGCTGCTAATTACGAAACACAGAAAAAGATGCGTGCCGCTCAGGTCGGCACCATCATGCCTTGGGTGGGAGACGCTGCAACATCACCAGATGGTTGGTTGGAGTGCAACGGGCAAACATTGGAAGCAGTTGATTATCCTATTCTTGCTTCTGTTATTGGTAATACATACGGTCCATCAAATGGATTGAACGCTAGAACATATGGTAACTATTTGCTTGGTGACCAGTTTAGATTACCATCATTGAATGGTAGGGTTCTAACTGACTATGAAACAACATATATTAGTGAAACATCTTTGCAAATGGGACAAACATATCCCAGCGGTGCAGTTGGTGGTACAGTTATCATTGAGGGTGAAACTGATCTCTCTCGTACATCACAAACTGTTAATGTAACTAGTGGTACTGCTCAATTTGTTCTTGGAACTGGTGTGAGTGGAACAGGATTGCAACTAACACTTGACTGTGATGTTAATGGTCGTGTTGCTGTTTCTAATATTGTTGCTAAGGGTAGTAACTTTAGCACTGGAGATAAACTAACAGTACCAGCAACTGTATTCAGTGGTAATGATGATATTGTTATTCAAATTGCATGGGTATTGCCTTCTGTTGCTGAAGTTCTTACACCAACAGGAGCAGGAACTGTACAACTAATGGGTGGTGATGGATCTGCTATTAGTCCACCAACAGCAATGAATGCTACCGCTGATTTGAACTTCGTTGTTACTGACTCACAGAATCTTACTGGACAGATTAGATCGTTTAGTATCAACCCTCCTGCATATTTCAAGAGTTATTATACTATTCCTAGGAAATTAAGTAAGGATCACATGCCCCCACACAGGCACTCATCACCAAGTGGTGTTGGTGGTTATACTCGTGCTGATCCCGATGCTGGATATGTTGAGGGATTCCAATGTCCTACACTAGTTCCTGGTGTCGAAAGTAACCAAAAACAAAAACTTTTAGGTCCTGGAGCTGGTGGTGATATTGATAGTGTTGACCCTGGTATTCTTTACGTTACATATTATCAGGAAGGTGCTACCATTCTGACTACATTTGGTCCTACTAAAAGTAATGTTAACAAAGTTGGAACACACGTTCCTATGCCTACTTGGAGCGGTCCTATTCCTAGAGCATTAAATGGTACATTCCCCAATGAATGTAACTATCGTGAGTCTTCTCAGTCAGGTTTCATGACCACTAAGAAGAATTGGTATGGTAATCAAACTGCTGACCAAGTTAATCAGGCAAGTGGTACATCTAAAACATATCCAACTACATTGAACCACAATCAGGAAAATATGACTGGTTCTGGTAACTCAATTAATTCACACAACCACTATTCTTTTGAGGTTGTTATGAATGCTGGATTTGTTAAACCACCTTCTATTGTTCCAGTTGATGATATTCAAATTCAGAGTAATTTAACTGGTCAACCGACTAATGTTGGTGTGCAGAATATCCCATCAGCACTAAATATTAACGTGGATATTAAAACTCCCGCGTTGTCCATGATGTACCTAATTAGAGCATACTGATGAAGTTTTTAACAAGAGAAAGATCAAAATTAGGATCTGCTCCTGGGACTATTATTCAGTGGTCTCTACCAATTCTAGATGGTGATCCTGATGGATCAACAAATGTGACTAATCTTCCTGCAGGATATCTAAAATGTGATGGAGCAATCTATTCAGAGAGACAATACCCTGAACTAGCACGCATTCTTGGTGTTGGTGAAGCAAGTATCTATAAAAAATCTGATACAACATTGCTAGATGATCAATTTCAAGTTCCTGACTTGGGATCAAAGCACATTGAAGCATCTGTTAATGCAAACATCGGTACATATAGAAATATCGAGAAGTTTACTGCAAATAGTACCATCACTAAAGCAGGTGTTGGTGTAGAAATTTCATCTAATGTAGGTAACAGTGCTGAAGTTGGATTTAATGGTGTGTTTACCGTACCATCTCAAAATTTCAATTTGAATGGTAATGTAGGGTGGACCGTACCAACAAATACTGAGGCAGAAGTTGTTCCTTCTAGAGCAATTGGTCCTCATATGCACTACTCTTCTACTTCTCGTATTACAGTGAAAGAAGATCCTGGTACACCTGCAGGTGCTCTAGGTAATGTATCCAGACCATATTATCAGAGACCTGCTGATGTTACGACTCAGACACCTGACTGTGATGATGTTGCTACTGCATATTATCAGCAATCGACGGGTATTAGCGAACCCAGTAACTGTAATAGTAACTGTGGTACTTTTGGTTCACACTTCATTGGTACTAAGAGTGGTGTTCCTTCAAACTGGACAACTAACAAGTCTATTACAACTATGACTCATAACAGTTGGCCTAATCAAGTAAACGTAACTATTGGTAATCTTAGACCATATGATGTTCTATCAGAAGCTGGTACTTTTGCATATCCAATTTGCAGAAATACTGAACAACCAGTAGAATTCCCTCCTGGTACTGATACAGTAGATTTGACCGAGCACTCTCACAGAATTGAGAAAGATATTGGTGATACTAATTTTACTGCTACAACTAGTGTAGAAACTATTAGACCAGATGGTCTACAGGCGACGGTAAATATCAGAACTGATACTGATACAAAGTTCGATGATATTGTATCTCCTTACATCGTTATGGAATTCCTAATTAAGTATTAAAATGCCTGTAAGATTAGAACACAAATATAATCATCATTACAGTGATATGCGTGACGATAGTGGAATACCTATCGGAACTATCATGTGTGTTTTTGTGGATAAGAATGGAAACGCTCCTGTTAATGTTGCTAACAGTTATCCTGGATGGTTGTACTGTAATGGAGCACAACACAGTGTTAATGATTATCCAATGCTATTTGATATAATTGGAGATACTTATGGTGGTACTGATCCATCTACAGTAACACTATCTGATTGGGGCAATACTGCTGGTACGGTACAGAATGCTGTATTTAATGTGCCTGATCTTAGAATGAAAAGAGTTGTGGGTCCTGGTGGTGTGGATGGTTCTGGATCTATTACACCTGATAATGCACAGATGAATGTTGGTGATGTTGGTGGAGAATGGTATATCTCTAGAGCTAGACAAAACGAAGAATATAGTGTAGGATCTGTAAGGGTCGAAGGATATAGTGATTGTATTGGATTTATCTCAGGAACACTAGGAGGATCAGCAGAGATTACTATTGGTCCTTTACAACCAAGAGTTTTGAATGGTCCACCAGCACACAATCACATTGTTTTAAACTCAGAGGGAGATCAGCGTAATGCAGGTGATAATGGTAATGATATTGATGGAGGTAAATCTCCAAACTATATCGATAACTTAGCACCAATTGATCAGTGGGACCCTACAAATGGATCCCAGGCTGAGCATAGTCACTGGTTAGCAGATAAATCTCCTAGAAGAACAGGAACTAATGCGATGTATTCTTATTGTACATCACAACCATATACAAATTCTCCTACTGCATACACCAATACATATGGTGCAACCAAAGTAAATGAGGGTGGATTAAACGATAAGAATGAACCTGTTGATTTCTTTGAATCACAGGCATTAACTGGTGCTAATGCAGTCACACCAGCACAAGCAGGTATGACTCTCAATGAGGGTACACTTACAATGACTGCTGGAGAACAAATTAGTGTAGTTGCTGGTATTATTCCACAAACAGCAGTTCCACTTGTGCTAAAATACTTTAGGGTAAAATATTTAATTAAAGCTTGGTAACATTATGGGAATTACGACACCTGGATCATCTAATTTCAATGAGATGATCTCACCTATCATTCCTGTTAATATGATGGGTGGAAAAGGGCAATTTGACGACTTCGTTGCTGTTTATGAAAACTTCATGCCGTCTGCGGTGTGTAATGATATCATCGGTTTTTATGATGAATGGAAAGAACAAGCAGTAAGACAGCACATGGAGAGCGATCTTCGTAGTCGTCATGCATTTGATAACTATGAAGAGTCTGCAACAGGATCACATCAGTTTGCTACTGGTGATCTAGGAAGACGAGATTTCTCTATCATGCTTGAAACACTCAATGGTCCATTGAGTGCTAGAATTAATCAGTATCTGCAGTCAGCAGTAAATGATTATTGTGCTCAGTATAATGCACTTGGTGGAACTCCATTAACCTCATGGAATATTAAATTCCAAGAAACTCCTGCAGGTGGTGGATATCATGTTTATCACTATGAGCGTGGTTCTTGGAGTGAAACTGCTAGAGAACTCGTCTGGATGATCTATCTTAACGAAGACTTTGAAGGTGGTGAAACTGAGTTTTTATATCAAAAGCGTAGAATCAAACCAACCACAGGCACAGTAGTTATTTGGCCTGCAGCATTTACTCACACACATAAAGGCAACTTAGTGCTTGATGGTACTAAATATGTTGTAACTGGATGGTACTATCAGCAACCTGTATAATATGGCAGCTCCTACACTCACAAACAAAACAATCCAAGTTATTGGGTTAAACAAGACCATCGTTCGTGGCGGTCACTCCAAAACTTTCACTGATAAAGAATGGTCCACTTATGTGGATCCTATCCTTTACCCATTGTGGGACAGTGATAAAGATATCCTAGTATCATTTTCGTATGCAGACTCTCCAGTTGAATCTTGGAAGTGTGATAAGAAAAAGTATGTTCGTAATCACACAACAGGAGAATACTTCTGGAAACCTTATATCTTTACTGAGGTAGAGATTGATACGGTTCGTCAACTAGTTGATGATCTAGATGAAGCATTCGATGCTTTGCTCTCAGTTGAATTTGAGGCACAAGGTGTTAGAATGAATAGAGCGGTTGAGGCATCTAAAGGATTGTCTCTCACGCGAGTTAAAGCATGGAGAGATTTCTTCTTGCATACTAGTGATTGGACAATGCTAATGGATGCACCAATTACTGACGCTGAGAGAGAAGATTGGAAGAAGTATAGAAAAATATGTCGTGAACTACCCGATCAGTTTGAGTCTGGTACTCAGGTTCTACCTGAGATCGGGATTCCTATTGATCCTGCTATTTTTAGGAAGAACTACCTTCCTTTGAATGAAGGAGCAACATATCTTGGAAGTGATGATCAGTGGATTATGTTCCCAAATAAAGATCACCCTGGTGGTGCATTGGAAACAGCAATGAGAGTTTATATGGATATCGCATTGCAACTTACCAGACCTGCACCATTGTTTAATGTAACTAGTACCTCACATCTTACTGATCCTGTTGAAATCTTACTCGCAGAGATTGAGAGAGAACAGGCAATTGTTGATAAATTGAGAGCGGAGCAGGCAGAACAGAATGATTCGACAACATAAATGGTTAGACTCAGTAATCTGTAAAGGTATTAATGACCTTATGGATTTTGGTCAATTTGAAGATGGTAAAGCATCTGGTCCTGATAATAGAAACATTAAAAGGAATAGAGAACTGATTGATCCTGATCTAGCAGCGAGTAATCTGTTTATGGATGCATTTCGTGAGGATGTTTGGTGTACTGCACTAACAATCAGACATCATACTATGCCTATGTTCATTGAATATGATGCAGTAAAAGATGATCAAGGACATTATGATTATCACTGTGATAGTGCTATCATGAATGGATTGCGTAGTGATCTAGTCATTCTTACTGCTATCAATGATCATACTGAGTATGAAGGTGGTGATTTAACACTTAAAGTTGGTAATATCAATGTGCAGATGAGACTAGAAGCAGGTCAAAGTGTTGTATTTGATCCTAACTTGTGGCATACAGTATCACCAATCACGAAAGGTAAGCGTAGAATGTCTGTGATCTGGGCAGAATCATTAATTCAAGATTCTTGGGCACGAGAATTATTCTATGATTATATTGATATCAATGCTAGGTGTTTAAATAGTATTGATGAGAAACTATGGTATGAGCAAGGAAACGAAATGGATCCTGCTACATATCTACAGTCATTTAAAATGAAATTATTACGTCAGTATTCAAACCCTAGAGACCAATGAACCAATTTTCAGGATTAATGGATATTATTTCCCAAGCAGCAATGCAGATGGGACAACCAATTCTATTCTATAATGCTAATAACATTAGAGATCTAGAAGCAAAAGGTGAGGTTGATAAACTCAACACTGTTTATGCATTCTTTAAAGAACTCATGTCTAAAGATATGTACACAGAGTTCTTTAATTCCTCTTATGGTGCAGTAACTTATAATGATAAGTACACAGCACAAGACTTTGGTGAAGATTATTTCCCGCGTCCTGGACTGTGCCCTGATGCTGATCACTATGTCTATGCATGTGTGTTCTTACCTAATGGTGCTATTGAATGGGAAAATACTGATCCTCCGACAGGTGCTGGGGGCGTATCTGAGTAACTAGGAAAGAATCTCCTGGTTCATGGTAACCATGAAACTGAATAGCAGTCTCTACACCTTCTAGATAGGCGGTGAAGTGTCCATGGGGTTCACGAAACTCCAGATCAGTATCCTTCATTGGATACAGGAACACTTCACCGTCTTTGATATTATATGGTAGATTATATTCTACACATGCTGGTTCAAAGGGACGACTATTCCAGAGATTGAACATTAGTGTGACTCTCCTATCTCCTTCAGGTATGTGTCCCATGTTTGCGACAACACCATGGAAATAAGGTAATCCCCAGCAGATATGTTTCCCCATCTTTGGATAACTCCAAAGAGTCCAGTCAGCATTACCCGTAATGTAAATATCGTTGGTCTTTAACCAGTCGTGGTGTTGATCACACACAACAGTTGGTTGTCCGCCATCACATAGATAAGTTACACTACAGAATGGTGCAGCAAGATACTCACCAGTCTCTCTAAATCTATCGACATCACCATCTACATGAAAATACCACTGACTATTAATACTATCATGTGATCTAATCCACCACTCAGCACCTAGATAACCATCTAGTCCATGCTGCTGTGCGGACTTCATTATATAATTCTCAATTATATTTGATGGTGGTTTGCTCAAGTCATACCACCACGTTAACTTTTCTTCTGGATCGTGTGCTAAAATATTATCAGCTTCAGCACGTAGATTTGCAGCACTCTCTTCAGTGAGATAACTATGGTAAGATTCAATACTCATGACTAATCAGATTCATCCACTTTTTCCTACAGCTATTTACCAGTGTAAGTTGAAGGGACATGAAGAATGGAAAGAATTGGTGCTATCAAAGACAGAACACCAGTTTGATCCTAATACTAAGATCGAAGGCGTAGATGGATATCATCTAACAGGAGAAGCAAGAGGCAAAGGACTCATGCATAAGGATGAAGACTTCATGATGTTTTTTACAGAGATTGCAGATAACATCCGTGGTTGTCTCGATGGTGCTGGCGTCCAG